CTAATATGTTTAATAACTTAGAAAATCAGGCAGATACAGATAATAAAAATCAACCACAAAATCAGCACTCAAATGCTGAGTCTGAAAATAAGGTGGACATTTATTATCCATACGAGAGCAGAATAAAGAGATTATATATCGACTTTAAAGAAAAGTTTATTGAAGCCGAGGAGCTTGAGGCCCTTGAATCAATAACAGAACAGTTTTTCCAGAAGTCGCTATTTTATGTAAGAAACAGTGTCAGAAAATCTTTCAGCTCTGGTTTTGAAGAGTATTCAGACTTTGACTTTGAAGAAAGTAAAAACCTGCAAGAACTTGTAGAAGCTGTCGAAGTTAAACTAAACTCCTTAAAGAATGAGTTCATAGAGAAGCTAAGAAATTTAGATGAGGGAGATAAGAAAATATTCCTTAAATCTTTCGAAAGTGAATTCAGCAAAGGCTTTAATATCCAAAACAATGAAGCCTACAACACAGGAGCTATAGAAGCCTTTAAAGGAAGTAATGAAAAATTAGATATAAGCTTCAAAAAAGGCGAAAACATAGAATTAGATGTAGATGAAAATATGCTAAATACGGTACCACAATATAGAATTGAAAATATAAAACCCCTCAAAGAAAGGGGGGAAGCTAGTGAAGAGGCTTGAATTTAAAGAAAATTTCAAGATAAACGAATCAAAAGATTTAAAAAAAACAAAAGTCAAAGAGTCTTTTTTAAACGACAAAGAGGATAAGCTTACAGTAAAAATCGAAGCAATACATGCAATAACTACAGGAAATTATAATACTTATCCTGCAAAGGAGCTTAGAGGAGATGTAACCAAAAGAACTGGTGCATTTTCATGGACACATCCTTACAATAAGCCAGTATTAACACACCACAACTCATACAATGGAGAACCAGTTGGTAGAGTAATAGAAGCTAAATATCAAGAAAGTTCACAGGCTGGACCACCTGTTATAGTCTTAACTGTTGAGATAACAGATAAAGACGCTATAGAAAAGGTCAAAGATGGAAGATATGTTACTGTATCCATTGGTGGTAGTGCAGAACATGCATACTGCAGTATATGTGGTAATGACTGGTTGGAAGAAGGAAGATGTGAGCACTGGCCAGGCTATGAATATGATGGAAAGACAGCAACACTTGAGATGGCTGATTTAACTTTTGTTGAAGTTTCATTTGTTAACGTGCCGGCAGACAGCTATGCAAAGATAATAGATGTCGAAGAATCACAGGGTGCAAAAACAACAGAAGAATTTTATATAACAACAAATGGGAAAGCTGTTGAAGAAAATATGCAAGGAGGTAAAGAAATGGATTTAAAAGAATTACAGTCTAAATATGACAAACTAAATGAGTCATATAAAACTAAAGAAGAAAGAGTAACTCTTTTAGAAAAACAGGTTGAAAATATCGAAAGTGAAAGAGATGCAGCCTTAGAAGAAAGCAAAACTTTATCGGAGAAAAATAGTAATCTTGAGATTAAGCTTACAAATCTAGAAAATGAACTTGACGACCTTACTGCTGAAAATGCTAAGTTGAAAGACAAACAGCATAAGATTTTAGCTGAGAAAGTTGTTCAGAAAAAAATCGAGATGAATAAGCTGAAAGAAGAAGAGCTTGAAGATGCTATTGAGGAGCATGTAGGTAGAAAAGAAGAGTCTTTAAAGGATACTCTAAAAGATTTGGAAAAAGAAGCTGAAATGCTTGCTGAAGAGTCTGAAGGAGAAACAGAAATTACAGAACCCGGCGAGCCAACTGACAAAGAAGGCCTACACAATGCTGAGGGTGAAGAGAACGTAGAGACTGTTGAAGAAGACGAAGATTTAGACGATAAGTTCGATATTAACGAAGAGCTAAAAAACTTATAATAATTTAAAAAAATACTAAAAGAAAGCAAGGAGGAAATTTAATAATGGCATTATATAACATGAATCCTGAACCTTCCATTATTGAAAGTAACGCAGACGAGTATAACAGAACTCAGACTAATTTAATCAAGGATGAGGGGGATGCTCCTTCTGGAAGAAAGGCAGTTGACCCAAGACTAGAAAAGAAATTCAAGTTCCACTTCGGTGGACAGAACGGATGGGTAGTTATTCCTAAAGGTCGTATCGTAGCGATTGACCCTGACTTTGAAAGAAAGTCATTTGACGATGAAATGTACTACAACGTGGCTACATTAGCTAACGGTGGTAAAAAAGTAACAGAAGCTAATCCTGATGGAGAAGATTATGTAAGAGCAGCCAATAAACCTGCAGGTGTGTCCACAGTTAACGTATATGAGGACCTAGATGACAGCTTTAGAGGTAATGTTCCAGTTTACTACACAAGAAGCAATATTAACTTACCATACTTTGCTCTTAAAGCAGATGCTGAAAAGACAGAGTGGGGTAGTGTTTACGGTCCATTGAAGCCAGGAGATAAAGTTATGGCTGATGAGAATGGCCGTTTTGTTAAGTGGAAAGAAGGTAAATTAAAAACTGAAGTAAAAACTTCTGACGCTTCAGGTATTGTTGACTTAGATGTTGCAATTTTCCCTGGAGAAGCTGCAGAAGATTTTGCAGTTGTTACAACAGCTGACGGTACAGCAGTTACAGTTACAGCAGTAGACCACAAAGCTGGTCAAGTTACTGTTGACGCTACTGATACTGAAGTTGAAGTAACTTACCGCTCCGTATTATCCAACGCTGAGCAGATTGTTGGACAGGTACAGAACCTAAACGCTCATGTAAATGACGGTATGGTTAACTATGCTGGCTGGTTAAAGTGGGTTATGCCAGAAGGTAAATATGTAGATGCTTCCGGATATCGTCCAGAAGATTTATCTGCTGACGGCCATCCTTATGACCCTCAGTACTTTGAAGGTTTCGACGACAAGACTATGGCTCCTACAGGAATCCCTGGTCTAACAGATGGTTATAACATCACAGTTCCTTATGCTGACAAGCCTCTAGGAACAATCCCTGAAAACATGGCAGAGGGCGAAAGCTTTAACTTCCGTGTGCTACCTACTGAAACTCCTATTTTAAGAGAAACAGTAGTAGTTAAATTCGACGGTGTAGATGTTACTGCAGATGTAGTTGAGCACATTGATGCTGATGCTGGTTTAATTATGATTAAACTTGATGCAGCTAACGCTACAGCAGCTGGAGAAACTGTTGAAGTAACAGTTGACTTCTCTGCTAAACAGCAGCTTGCAGGTCTACCAAGTCAGTATGATTTCTCTGGAGTATATGGAGACGCAGACATTTTACTACAGCTTTAATAAATAAAAAATATTGAGCCTTCTGAAAAACGGAGGCTCTTACAAAAATTTTAAGGAGGAACAAAAATAATGGGAAAAACAAATAATTTCCGTGAATTCTGCGCTAAGGCAGATTCCAAAAAAGCGAAAAAAGCCATTGAATTTGTAAAAAAATATACACCTTTAATGAGTGAAGGTGACATGAGTAATTTTGACTTAGGCGAAAGCCCAAAGGGTGTTAAAGAAGCACTATCTACTTCTGATGCTGCTGTTTTAATGACAAAAGTAATGGAAGGAACAATGGAAAAGGCTGCAGAGCCACTCTATATCGGTTCTAAGTTCTTCAAAAAGATTAACCTTGATAGTGGAAACAGAATCGTATTTCCTGCAATCGGAGCTTTAAGAGCTCACGAAATGGGTGAAGGTGAATCCTACAGACAGGAATCTTTAGACATCATGCTCAAAGAGCGTGCTACTGAGGTTACTGTTACAAAGAAAGGTGTAATGGTAGGAATCACCGAAGAAATGATTGACGATTCTCAGTGGGAAGTTATCGGACTTCACGTTGAGGCAGCTGGACGTGCACTAGCCAGACTTAAAGAAGAGTTAATCTTTAAGGCTATGACCAAGCACGGATGGACAACTTTCGACAACGATAGAAGAGAAAAGTATCCTGAAGCTGGAACTACTGGTTTAGATGAGTATGGTAATCTAAACAATACATTAAGCACAGAGGATATGTTCGATATCGTTCTTGCTCTAATGAACAACGAGTATATGCCAACTGATATTTTAGTACATCCGCTGACATGGGGTGTTTTTGCTAAGAATGGTCTTATCGATTTATTCAGTAAGCCTGCTTTAGGTGGAGACGCTAGTATTGGTACTATCGATAGAGATGCAACTAAGGGTAGATTACCTTTCAGTTTAAATATTACTGCTTCACCATTTATTCCTTTCAACCAGGTGGACAAAACTTTCGACATGTACGCAATCGACAGAAACAATGTTGGTGTAATCGTACAGCGTGAGGATATGACAACTGACCAATTTACAGACCCTTACAAAGATATCTATAACTTGAAATTTAAGGAAAGATATGGACTGGGCATACTTGATGAAGGTAAAGCTATTAGTGTAGCTAAAAATATTGCTCTTGATACCACATACGAAAAGCCACAGCTTGTTCGTACTTTAGATGTAACTCAGAACTAGAAATAAATAATAACTAAATAGGGGCTTCTAACTCAAGCCCCTATTATTTTATCAAATTTACGGGGGGTAAAAAATGTATAAAGTAACTTTAAATAAAGGCACATCTTATTTTGACCCAAAAACGAATACAAGCTTAAAGCTCAGCAAAAAGACAAGAACTTTTAGCGATGAAGAGCTTGAAAGACTTGATATGGAAAATATTGAGTTTGCTATAAATGTAAATGTACTTAAAAAAACTGAAGTAGATGCAGAAGAAGTAGTGCAGGAAGAAACAAATGAAGTTAAACAGGAAGTAACTGAAGAACCTGTGAAGGAAGAAACAGAAGAAGTTTTGCAGGAAGAAGAGTTGGCTTTAGAAGAGTTTACTGACGATGGTGACCCTAGATGTCAGGAGATTACAGGCTCTGGAAGCCAGTGCAAAAACGCTGCTAAATACCCTGAAGAGGACCCAAAATACTGCGGAACACATAAAAAAGACGAAGAGTAGGTGGTTAAATGCCAAATCTAGCCTATTCGACACTATTTGTAGAGAGTATTGAACCAGAAAACAAAGCTCAAAATGTTGATGTAGGCACTGATATAAAGATAATTTTCTCTGACGATGTCGATAGGGCAACTTTAAACCAAAGGACTGTAATATTCTCAAGCTCTTTAGATTATCTTAAGGTAAATCTTGATTATGATAGCGAAAAGAGAATGCTTACAGTAAGTCCGGATAATAGATTAATTTCTGGCGAAGAGTATACTTTAAAGCTTGATTCTGAGATACAAAATATTTCAGGTGAGAGTTTAGAAAAAGATAAGTTCTTTGAATTTAAAACAAACGACCTGGATATTTTAAAATCTCCAGAAATTATAAAGCCCTTAAATCAATCCATAGTAAATAATCCAGATGTAGTCTGGAAAAAAACAGACCTTGCTGAAGCTTATGGAGTAGAGATTGCCGAAGACCCTAACTTCAAAAGACTTGTTTATTCAAATAATTTTATTAATGATTACCAAATAATTATTGATTCAGACAAAGAAAGAGTTGGCATAACTCCTAAGAATCTTGAATTCGATAAAGAGTATTTCCTAAGAGTTAGAGCGCTTGATGTAATCTATGATACGGCAAATATAGAGACTGAAATAGAAAAAGGTGATATCTACTATTACGAGGATACAAAAAGAAAAGTTGTAATAGATGATAAGTACACACCTGTAGAAACAATCAATTCGGTCACAGCATTTGATGAGCTAAACAATGCTTATAATCTAAAGCCTGAAAATTTCGAAATAGGCCCACAGATGGAAAGCATCCTGATAGATGCAGGCAATATAAAGCTAGAGTCAGTTCTGGTTGATATGGATTATGGAATTAAAAAAGACAACAGCAGCTGGTCTGAGACAGTTTCATTCTATTACGAGAAAAAAATAGAGGAAGATTTTAAAAATTCCATACTAAGCTCTCTCGAAGGTATGTCAGTTGGAGACGTAGAGATAGTATCACCTAAAAGCCTTGTAAATGTAAAGACCGACATAAGTGAAATAAAATTTAAGGTTTATGGTGCAGAAAGTATTGAAGATATTTCAGTTGAGCTTGATGGTCTTGCTATAAATGACATTCCATATATAGAAGGACATGGAGAAGTTTCAGGCACTTTAAGCCTCTTAAGCAGAGAAGATAATTATCTAAGTTTGAGTTATTCAGTGCCAGAACTTTTTGAGAATAATGAATACACATTAAAAGTAAATGCTTTAGATAATGAACAAACATTTAAATTGATATCTAAAATAAGCCCTGCACTTACAACCATAAAGATTATAAAAAACAGTAATGTCGGGTCCTTTTTAAAAGATATAAATGATGAAATTGTGCTCTACAGCATTTATGATAACTCAGTGCTTGCTATTGACATAGCAGAATCAAGTGGAAACGAAATAGATATTGATAAACCCTCTTTTGAGGCAGTTAAATATACGACATTAAAGTCCGAGCTTGACCTCTTGTATGCTTTGTATCTCCAAAAAACAAGCACAAAGTCAACAACACTTGGAGACTTTTCAGTTGATGCCTTTAAGTTTGAGGAGATAAGCCCAATACTTGATGAACTAAGAGAGCAGATAGACTACTGGGAAGGTGTCTTAAGAGGAAATGAAAGCAGTTTTGCCAGTCCTCTAAGTGTAACAAAATCAGAAGGCACATATTCTCTAAGCGATAGAACTTTCTAGGTGGTGGTTAATTTGAGCTTTACAAAAAATGAATTTGACAGATTTTCAGAAAAGCACGGAACTCTAAGACTTGTAGGGCATACTAAAAGAAAAAACCACTGCACCTGCTTTGATGGAGAAAATGCAGACCCTAAATGTCATAAATGTTTTGGTACCGGCTGGAAGTATGACTGGTTTTT